AGGGTGCCGCGTAGGTCGCCGTCCATGTAGACGTCGAAGTTATTGATCTGGCTGGTGTAGACCTCCACGTGATGAAGGTCGGCGGGCATCTGTCCTCCTGCTGCCGTCAGCCCGTTCCACTCCACAACGAGCGTCCGGAGAAGGCTTAGCAGCAAGGGACCTGACGGAGCAGGCGGCGGGGTGGTGTCGAGTGCGCTGTCACCGCTGACGCTGGCGCTGTAGCCGCTCCAGTTGCGATTCTGATCGTAGACCGACACCCATGCCGTAACCGAGCGACCAGGATCGAGCGGGCTGACCGAAGCGAACGTGTTTGACGTCCAGACGCTCTTGACGGTGTTGTCGGCCTCGTTCGAGTACTTCCACTGAAAGAGGTACTGATCGATGTCGTTGGCAACAGAACCGTCGGTGTTCGTGGTAACGGCGTTCCAGCTACCGATCAACGTGTTCTTGGTCTGACCGCCGTTGTCGACGTACGTGTTGAAGGCCAGCGTCAGCCCCGAGGGCTTGTTCGGGATGCCGGTGTCCTTGAGATCATCCGGGGTGGACGTCTGAGCCGAACCGGTGATGGTGGCCCCGCCGATGATGCCGTCAACCTTCTTAGTCAGCCGCAGTTCGTTCTCGAGGAATTTGTCGTTCAGAACAAGGGTTCCCGACCATCCCGTCGGGTCCTGCTTGAGTACGATCTGCTTGACACGGACGCTGAGGGCTGGCGTGCCGTCGCCATGCTGCACCCGCACCCAGTCGGTTACGGCGTAGTCCCGGAGCGGCAAGAACGTGCGCTCCTGGGTGACCACCAGTGCATACGTTCGCTGAATTCTCGGGGCATTTCCGGTGCTCAGGGCAACATCTCCGAAGATCGAGAGCGTACCCTCATCCTTCGTGCCTCCCTGGCTGATACCGGCCTCCTCGCGCCAGTACGTCGCCCGCGTCTCCGTATTGCTTCGGACAACGGCTACCCCGTCGTCTCCGAGGACCACTACGTCGGAGACCAGATTGTCCGCCGAGCTCTGCTGGGGTGCATCGGTCACGTCCTCGCCGACAACCAACAGGGCGGGAGTGACAACCCCATCGGTGTTCGGAACGGTCGCCCGGATCTCGTTGCCCATAAGGGAGATCTCGATGACGCCCTTGTCGACAAGGTTGCTCACGATGTCCGAATACTTTGCCGAAGGCAAGTACTCGATGGACCCCAGCGTGACAGGCCAAGCGTTGCCGTTGCTGTCCTTGCCTTGGTCGAACGTCCACGTGAACGTGTCGAAGAAGCCGACGTCGCGTAGCTGGGCCTCGGCGAACAGATCGTTGAGGATGTACCCCGGCGTCTTCGTCGTGTAGAGCTTGCGAGTTCCGGGCTGGACGACGGTGTGCTCCAGGCGATCCCAGAGCAGGCTTCGGCCGGTGAACTTCTTGACCTGAGCAGTCCGCCCCGCATCCCATCCCTGGCCCCGCAGAAGCCATCGCCCGTCCTTGACGTCCTGCCCGTTCGCCTTGAGGCTTACGATCGCCAGATCGCCGCACAGGCTGGCTCCGACGCTGGTGTTGGCCACCGCGAACGAGATCGCAGACACCGCCGAGCTCTCGAAGCTCATCTGATCGATGTTTGCCTCCGGCAACGGAGACTTCTCGCCGGTGAAGGGGTTCTCTACTTCCAGTTGCCAGGTGGGGAGTTGTTCGCTCGTGACGACCGACGTGCCGCCGTCGTAGGCGATGACGCTGTCGTACGGGATCGGAGCGTCGTAAGCGGTTGTCATCAGTGCATCATCTCCACGAGAATCTGCCTGGAGAACACGTCAAACGTTCCGGACGTGACGAGGTACATGCATCGGATGTTGTAGTCGTTCCCCGCCGTCAGCACTTCGGGAACCAGCGTCGCGGCAGAACCCCTTATGCGAATGTTGGCCGCTCCACCAGTGCCAACACCGTCTTCCGTGTTCGCCGCGTGAATGACGGTACCGGAGCCGAGCACGTTGCCGGAGCGCAACTCCCAGGCCAGATAGCAGTATCCGGTCGAGTCCGTCGACATATGTGCGGTAACCGTGACCTTGATCTTGCCGGACTGCGGTGCCTTGAAGGTGAACCCGCAGTTGACACCTGCGTTGAACGTCGTCATCGCGAGGTTGAGATAGTCGGTCTGGTCGTCCGTCTGAATTGGGCCTTCGGAGATGAATCCCGGGCCACCAGATTGAACGAATGTTCCGTTGTCGGCTCGATAGGTGTACTGGGTCCACGGAGTGCGGACCGTCACGATCAGACCGTCGACACGCTCCCCGGCTGGGATGGCGTTCATGGCCGCTACGTCGGCGACCTCCCGGCTGTTCGCGTTCGCCGAAATCGACGTAGGAATACGGGCTGGGTCGAAGATGCCAGTGGTGATCTTGCTGGCGTCCAGGCTCGGGATCTGAGTCGTCCCGAACGTTCCGGAGGTCGTCTTGCTGGCGGGCAGGTTCGGCACCGCGTCGAGCGGAATGGCTGCCCCGCCGGAGCCAGTGCCCAGGATCTTCGCGCCGGACAGGTTCGGGATGCGGGCGACGTTGATGGTGCCAGCAGTGATCTTGCTAGCGTCCACGTTCTCGACGAGCATCGACCCAGAGTCCAACGTGGCAACGCCGAACGGCTGATGGAACGCCGACGCGGCCATCTTGGTGCTGAGGGCGGTGTCGATCGCATTCAGGCGAGCCACCACCGAAGCGGCAGTGCCCTTCGGATTGACACCAAGCTCCGTCTCGATCGCCTTGACCGCGTCGTTGACGTTGGTGTGCTGGCTGTGGTGGAGGACCGGAGCGTCCGAGAGATTGTCGACCCCGGTAGGGTTGGTGAAGTTGTCGATCGCCGCTGGGTATCCGCTGGGCATCTCTTCTCCTTACAGGTACTTGAGTTTCCCTCGGATACGGAGCCGCGTTCCTGCTCCGAACGCCGAGCCTTCAATGCGCACTTGCGGACCGAGCGGATCGGCCGTGATGCCAAACATAGCGGGTGCATGACCGCCAGCGAACACCGTCTGCGGGTACACATCCGTTCCGCCTTGTGTGAAAGCGATTCCGATCCCGACCTTGCTGGTCCACAGGCTGGTGTTCACCACCCATTGAGAGCCAGAGGCAACGGTCCCGTTGTACTGGATGTAATGCCCGTTCCGATTGTCGATGATCTTCGGGTTCGTGGCTGGCCCATCCACCACCAAGTAGAGGTCTCGCATCGGGGCGGTTGCTGCGGGCCAGGGGCTAGGGAGGGTGATGTCGGTGTTTGCAGCGATACCGACGTTCGAGTCGTAGTTGCTGTCGGCAACATCCTGCAAGAAGGCCCCTGGAACGATGAGCTCCACCGTGAACTCGGCCGTATACGGGTAAGCGGAGTGCATCTCCGGCGTGATGGCGGCTCCGAGGCGGCAAAGAGCCTGCCGAATGTTGCTTCCGGCAACGTCTGTTTGGAGGCGCACGTCGAGAAGGCGATGCTGCACCCCGAACATCCGCTTCAGAGCGTCGAGATTCTGGGTGTACTTGAGATAATCATCGTTGCCTACAGGAACGGCTCCGTCTGCATCGGTCCCTCCGACCCACATGCTCAGTACGAGGCGGCCAGGTCCGTATTTCTTGTTGTAGACAGGGATGACACCGTCCCGCATCCCGGTGTCGATGTCCTCCCCGGCGATGGCCGGAGCCAGATCCCGACCGTTCCTCGTGGAGATGTTCCAGGCCAACGTGTCGAGACGGACCCCGTCTACCGTCACAGGCCACTTGCTCGTGTTGACCATCACAGAACTCCCAACGTAGCAAGGCGAGTAACCTCATCACTGAGGGTTTCCGCGTCCGTCTTACCGACAGGATTGTAGCTGTTGACAACGATCGTCGGTCCGGCGGCGGTTGGTGCCGGAGTGGGTGCCCCCAGCGTGGTAGATCCGCCCGCATTACCGACTGCGTCGGCGAAGACGGGGACAAAAGTGGGTAGGGCACCCGTTACGCCAGTAAGCGTTCTACGAACGTCTGCGACGCCCTCAGCCAGTGCATCGTTGAAGCCCTCCATGATCAGAGCACCGGCTGGGCGGAGCAGCTTCTTGTCCCGCTCCTCTGGTCCCTTCCAGTCCGGGATCTTGTCGGTCAGTTCCTTCAGCTTGCCCGTGACCTTGTTGATCATCGACGTGATACCGTCGATCAGGCCCTGGATGATGTCCTTGCCTGCGTTGATCAGCCACTTGCTCGCCCCGGCGAAGATGCCCTTGATCTTGCTGACGACGCCAGAGACCTTGTCGTAGGCGGTCTGGATCCAAGAGCCGATGGCCGAGGCCATGCTCGAGAACGCCGACACGGCAAGGTTCTTCGCCGAGTTGAAGGTGTTGACGATGAAGTCCTTGATGCGGCCAACCGGACCCGCCACTCGCGAGTAGATGCTGTTCCAGATGGAACTAACGAACCCCGCCACTGCATTGAAGATCGTTGTAACGAACGCCTTCACTGCGTTGAAGACCGTTGTAACGATGGCCTTGATCCGGTTGACCGCTCCAGTGATGAACCCCGCTACCGCATTCCAGACCTTTGAGGTGACGCCGGAGATGAAGTTCCAGGCAGCGGAGACGACGGTGCGGATCAGGTTGACCCAGGCCATCACGATCGCAATGATCTGCTTCACCACAAAGGAGATCGCGAACAGGATCAGCTTCATGGCCAGGGTGATCACCGCAACGATCAGGTTGAAGACAGCGGTGATCAGACCACCGAACACACCCCAGATCGCCTGCCAGATCCCCTTGATGATGTTGAGGCCGGTAGTGATGATCGAAGTGATGACACCAATGAACGCCATCACGATGCCCTTGATGACGTTGAAGATCGCGGTAAAGAACCCTGCGATGGCATTCCAGACCGTCATCGCGACCGACTTGATGCCGTTCCAGAGGCCACTGAAGAAGCCTGCGATCGACGAACCGACGCTGGAGAAGAACCCAGCTATCCCGGACCAGACGCCCTTCAGAAAGGCGACAATCGCGTTCCACACCTTGACGGTGAACGCCTTGATCTTGTCCCAATTCTTGATGATGAGGACGGCGAGCACCACAACCGCCACGATCACCAGAGCAATCACGGCGATCCAGCCCAGCAGGGCACCGACACCGATCCCGATAACCGCCGCCAGGGGTGCCAGGGCACCGAGCACAATCCCAATCGCACCAGCGAAGGCGATGAACGCTCCGACCACCGTGAGCACCACACCGATGATGCCGACGATGGTGATGATGGTCTTCTTCTGCCCCTCGGACAGATTCGAGAACCAATTGACGACGTCGTTGAGGGCCTGCGTGAGCTTGCGGAGGGCGGGGAGGAGGATGGTGCCGACCTGGATCGCCACTGTAGAAAGGGATCCCTTGAGCTTCTCGAGGTCACCCTGGAAGTTGTTCTGCCGAGCCGCCGCCACCTGTTCGGCCGTCACGCCGTGGATCGACTTGGCCATGTCGTCGTAGCCCTTGGCACCGTCCTTCGTGAGGACAGCCGCCGCCCGGATCGCGTCCGACCCGAAGATGGTCTGGAGGGCGACCTGCTTCTGGGCTTGCGTCAACCCAGCGGTGCTCTTGGCAAGGATGTCCTGAATGTCCTTCAGGGGCTTCAACTTGCCGGTTGCATCGAAGAACTGATTGGCCCCGTCCTTGGTGACGATGCCGAGCTCCTGCATCGTGGCCAGGGCCTTGTCGGTGGTGGGCTGGAGGTTGCTGAGCATCGTCTTCAACGACGTACCCGCGTCGCTGCCCTTGATGCCTGCGTTGCCCATCTCGGCGATGGCAACCGCCGTGTCTTCGAAAGACAGACCGACGAGATTAGCCACCGCACCAACCTGCGACAGCGAGTGCCCGAAGTCCGTTACGTCAATGGCAGAGGCGTTCGCGGCACCCGCGATCAGGTCCGCGATCTTCGGCATCTGCTGTGCCGACAGGGAGAACTGATTCATCGCGTTCGATGCGATGGCGGCAGCTTCCGGGAGGGCGACCTCTCCTGCGGCGGCGAGGGCGACGGTGGCGTCGGCAGCACCGTTCAAGACATCCGGGATCGGAATGCCTGCCTTGATTAGCTCCTCCATAGCGGAGCCAGCTTCACCGGCCGAGAAGGCGGTGTCCGCTCCTAGCTGGAGAGCCTTCTTTCTAACGGCATCCATCTCCGGGACGGTTGCCCCGGAGACCGCCTGGATCGCGGACATCTGCTTCTCGAAGCCAGCGGCTTCGTTGACGGCACCGACGAATGCGGCACCGATGGCCGCCCCTACGCCGCCGACCGCAGCCCCGACCTTGACGAGGCCAGGGCCAGCCTTGGTCAGCTTGCCGGTAAAGCCTTCAACGGCTTTCTCGCCCTTCTTGGCACCGGTTTCAGCACCCGAGGCGTCAATCTCGAGCTTCCCTCGGGCTGTGCCGAGATTGTAGTCCCCTGCCATCACCGTCTCCTAGAGGGTTGGCCTGCCCGCCTTGCCTCCGGCAACCACTTCGCGAGGATCTTCTTGGTCTTGCTTTCGGCTTCCTTCTTGGTCTTTGCTTCGATGTTTTTCAGTTCTGCGAGGAGCGCATCCCCGAAGGCATTGATGGCCCTGTCGAAGCAGTACCGCGTCAGGTCGTCTACGTCAAGACCAACCAAGTCACTCGGTCGGATCCTCATTTCCCGAGCCATCTGAAATGTCTCCCAGACGAGCTTCGTGTTCGCTACGAAATCGCTCGAGGTCGCGGGTACCTCCGACCGCGTAGTTGAAGATGAACATCTTGTCCTCGAGATCGATCTCGTCGGTGTAGACGTTCTCCTCGGTGTCCCGCTCGTCCTCCGAGATGGTCTCCCACGGAAGGTTGTCGAGGGCAACGGTCTGACCCTCGGCGGGCGGAACCTGACGCTTGTGGTAGGCAACCTTCGGCTCGACGATCACCTTCACCAGAAGGCGGTCCATCGCGTCCAGCATCTCCGCGAGAGCCTTCGGGTCCTCGAGCATGGCGTTCATGTCGGTGGGCCGGAGACCCTTGCCCTTGCTGATCGCCTGCTGCACGATCGGCATGAGGGTGTCCGGCAGGATGCCTTCGCTGAGAAGGGCTTGCGGGCCAGGCCTCTTGACGAGAGCCACGTTGCCCGAGGGGAGCTCCAGTTCCTCTCCCTGCTGCCGCTTCCACCCCGCCGCAGACGTCGGCCGCTTGGCAGGGTTGCCGCTCTTCTTCTTCGCCTTGCTGGTTGAGGCTGCCATCCGTGTGGTCCTCTCTTTCCTTGCCTCGGACAACTACTACGTCGGCTGGATGATCGCCGTCGACGTCTCGTTGTCAGTGAACGAGTACAGGTCGTCGTCGACAACCGAGCCGATCGCGGTGCCGCTAGCCTGCGTCACCCAGAACTCGCCGTCGTTGAGCTCGCCTTCGATGCCGCCGTCCGCCTTGCAGCGTTCGAGCGTCATGTGGAAGTCTCCGCCGGACTCGCTCATGGCCTGCCCCTCCGCCCAGAAATCGGGCCGGGGATCGGTGGACTTCTTGGTGTACTTCTTGACCACGTTCGGGGTGACCCCAGACGTAGTCAGGGTGCCGCCGTTCATGATGACGTAGGCCTCGAGAGAGATACCACCACTGTCGAGCTCCCAGTCGACAGTCGCGCCAGAACCCCGCTTGGCAACGACCTTGTCGTCACCCCGGAGCTCTTGGTAGTCCTCCTTCTCCGAGAACGACATCGTCTGGCTGTTGGGAAGGTCGACCATCGTGCCCGGAGTACCGTCCGGGTCCAACGGAGCGATCTTGACATCCCGAAGACCGTAGGGAAGTGAAGTCATCTCGTTTCCTCCTCTCTAACTGCTGGATCGCGGAACTTCATTGTTCGGAGTAACTCACCTTCGTGGGAGAAACGATGGATCACGATGACGCCGGGCCTCTTGCCACACCGTTGCGAACGGCAAACAACCTCAATGAAGTTCTCATCGAGATTTGCAAACTTGATGCCGTTCGGACAGCGTAGCTCGTGCACCCTACTCCTCCGTGACCTTGAACTCCGCCTGCTCCCGAAGCCAGTTCTGGAACGGCTCCGGCTGCTCGGTGACGTCGACGCGGTAGTTGGTCTCGGGACCCCAGCGAAGGTTCTTCGTGATGTCCATCACGAGGCCATCCTTCACATCCTTCTTGCTCAGTTCCCGAGCCGACTGGCCCTTGATGCGCGGGGAGCGGTCGCTACCCACCCACTCAGCGATGAGCTTGGAGCCGCCGGAGTCGTTGCTGTCGGCAACGGCTTCCGTACCCTCGACGGTGTCGGCGTTCGTGGTTGTCTTCGGCATGTTCTACCCTCCTTCCGTTTGGGAGAATTCTACAGTCCGGAACCGATCACGCGGTATCCCGCGTTTCGAGCGTTGGCTCGATAGATGTCGTC